GAAGAACGCGACGGCACACCGTTGGCATTGTCGCTGCCGGTACCCATGGGAGGTACCGCATGAGCAATGCTTCAGCGGTTGACCTGTCTCGCCTGCCCTCACCGGACGCGGTGGAAACGCTGGCGTTCGAGAACATCTACAACGCCATGCGCGCCGAACTCGCCCTGCTCGACCCGGCGATGGCGGCAGAACTGCGTGATTCCGACCCGGCAGCCCTGGTGCTGCAAGTGGCCGCCTACCGTGAAATGCACCTGCGCCAGCGCATCAACGACGCGGTGCGCGCCGTCATGCTGGCCCACGCCACCGGTACCGACCTCGACAACATCGTGGCACGGGAACCCTACAACATCGCCCGGCTGGTGATCGACGAGGGCGACCCGACCGCCTCACCGCCGCTGCCGCCGGTGCTGGAAAGTGACGATGCCCTGCGCCGCCGTGCGCAACTGGCCCCGGCCCGCTACAGCACGGCAGGACCAGTGCAGGGCTATGTGTTCCATGCCCTCACTGCCCACCCGGATATCCTCGATGCCAGCGTGGCCAGCCCCGCCCCGGGCGAGGTGGTGGTCACGGTGATGTCGCGCCACGGCACCGGCGCGCCGTCGGCGGAAGCGCTGGAAGCGGTGGAAGCTGCCGTCAACGCCGACACCGCCCGGCCCCTGACCGATCAGGTGACAGTGCAGGCGGCGGCGGTGATCGAGTACGAGATCGAAGCCGAACTGATCCTCTACCCCGGCCCGGACGAAGCCGTGGTGATGGCATCCGCCACCCAGCGGCTGGAAGCCTACACCGAGCGGATGCGCCGCCTCGGGCTGGATGTGACCCTCTCCGGCATCTACGGCGCCCTGCACACCGAAGGCGTCCAGCGCGTGAGCCTGATCGAACCCGCCGCCGATCTCGTGATCGCGCCGCACCAGGTGAGCCTGGCCACTGCGCTCGACATCACCTACGGGGGCCGCGATGAGTAACACGCTGCTGCCGCCGAACAGCACCCCGCTGGAACGCCATCTGGAACAGGTGACGGCCCGGTGGGGCGATTTGCCGGTACCGGTGAAAAGCGTACTGGACCCGGCAAGCTGCCCGGCGGCCTTGCTGCCGTGGCTGGCCTGGGCACTGGCGGTGGACGAGTGGGAGAGCAGCTGGAGCGAAGAACAAAAGCGCTCGGTGATTCACGAAGCCATCTTCGTGCACCGCCATCGCGGCACGCTGGGCGCGGTGAAACGTGCCCTCTCCGCCGTCGGCTACACCATCGACATCCGCGAGTGGTTCGACGAAACCCCACCCGGCGACCCCTACACCTTCCGGCTCGATATCGACGTTTCCGAGCGCGGCATTGATCTGCCCGCGCAAACCGAAATCCTGCGCCTGGTTGAATCCGCGAAGAACGTGCGCAGCCACGTCGCCGGGCTGCGCCTGTCCGGTGTGAGCGAGGCCGACCTGTTCGTTGGGGTGGCGCTGTCCTACGGCACCGTGACCGACATTCACCCGTGGGAAGGTCAGGAACACACGCTGGTGGCAAGCCTGCACTGCTCGGCCACCACCGCCTTTTTCTATGAAATCACCGTTCATCCGGAGAGCCCCTAATGGCCGTTTTTTTTGGCGTTGTTACCGACGTGGGCCGTGCGAAGCTGGCTGCATCCATGCTGCCCGGCGGCCAGAAAATAGAATTACCGATCATGTCGATTGGTGACGGCGCGGGGGTTAAGGTCACGCCATCGTCCGAACAAACCGCGCTGGTGCGCGAGGTTTATCGTGCTGCCACCAACAAGATCATCATTTCATCCACCGACCCAGAGGTGCTGATCGGCGAACTGGTGGTGCCCATCGCCGAGGGCGGGTTTGTCGTGCGGGAGTACGGCTTGTGGGATGCCGACGGCGACCTGTTTGCTGTTGGTAATTTCCCTTCGTCTTACAAGCCGTTGCCGGAGGAAGGCGCGACTCAGGACATGGTGATTCGCGGTCATGTGAAATTCTCGGAAGTGGCACAAGTACAGTTGAAGATTGATCCATCCGTTGTTATCGCCAGTCGGCAATGGGTCATTGACAGCTTTCTACCGATCACGCACGGCGTTGTCGGCCAGTTCCTGCGCATGCGCTCAAACGTGCTCGGCGATGTGGAATGGGTGGACCTCGATCTGGAAGGCATCAATATCCTGTTCGACACGAAAACCGAAGTGCAGGAACTGGCGGACACACAAACAATCATCAACTGGAACACCATCACAACCAACAACACCGGGTTCTATATCGACGGCCAGCGGCTGTTCCCCGATGACGATTACGAAATCACCGGGGATACCCAGATCACGCTCACCACCGGTGCCAGCACCGGGCAAAAGATTCTCGGCGTGCAGAACGATCAGACCGCCGGGATCAACGACGCCACCGAAGCCCTGCGCGGCCTGGCACGATTCGCCAATGATGCTGCCGTGCTGGCCGGGTTGTCGCGGGTACTGGCTGTCAGCCCGGCCACCCTGAAACTGGCGTTGTCCGAAGCCGGATTCCTGAAGAAAGCGAGCAACCTCGCGGACCTCACCGACGCCACTGAGGCGCGCAATAACCTGGGCCTCAAAGGTGGTGCGACCGCTGACCTCGGTACCGCCACCGGCGACGTGCTGCCCCACGATGCCTACGGGCTTGGCGGGCATGGCACGCAACTGACCCAGGCGAACAACCTGAACAATATCCGGGCCTTTGGCTGGTACCGCTGGGGTTCAGCCGCGTCGGCCCCCGCTAACAGCCCCCTCTCCGCCGCCGGCATCATGCTGGTGGAACCGTACTCAACG